CCAGCAACCTTCAGAGTTCTTCCTCTGAAAGCAACAGGAATTTCTGTGATGGTTGAAGCTGGCATACCAGCTGCTTTGATAAGCATTAAGTCACCTTCATCAAAGGTAACCCCCAATTGTGAAAATACTGAATTTGTTGCCCCTGTGGAGGTTGCAGTTGTGCCTGGAAGTCCACCTTGCTCTGCTCCAAAACTTACTTCAAATAAGTTACTACGAGCACCACCGCCTTTAAGTTTAGTCTTAAAGGCATCAATAGTTCTTTGTTGAAAAGTAGCCATTTTAGTTTCTCCTGATTAATTTAAACTGTTCCTACAATTGATTCAAATGAAACCCCAGTCCTAGTAGCAACAAAGGTGAGACCAATAAAGTTGATTGATCTTGCTGGTTTCACATAGATATCAGCAATAAATTCATTTCTATCAATTACATCAGGGGTGTTGTTTGTTTCATCACAAACCAAGAGGAAGTCAGTGATTCCTCTCTTAATTTGAACATCTCTTAAATATGGTTCAACAATGTTGATGAAGTTTGCTCTTGTGCTTGAATCATTAAATTCAAAGAGTTGAGCATCTGCTGCTCCCTTAATTGCTTGTTCAATAGTAATAAAGAGTCTTCTAACATTAATTCTATCAAAAGCAGACTGATAAGAAAGTGCAGTCTTATCACCAAAGAGAATGATTCCTGAACCAGGAGATGAAATGATAGGATTAATTCTTTGTGAATAAAGTTGATCCCTTGCATTTTGATCTGGATTGTATGCAAGTTTAATTGGGAACTTTAAGGAACCTCTTGACTTACCTGCTGGTGAATACCAAGGGAATTGATCAATATCAGTCCTTGCACAAAGTCCAGCAACATCTGCTGAGCAAGGAATATAAACAAATTGTTGATTAAATCTATCATAAACATACTGATACCCACTATCAAATACAGCATATGATGAAGATGTTAATGGAGAGAAGAATGCTTGAACATTTGTAAGTTGAGTTGCAGAAGATGATACATTAACAACATCACCTCTATATGGAGAGATAAAAGCAATACAATCTTTTCTTGATTCTGCAATACTAATCAATTTATTTGCTTTTGCCTGCTCTTCTTCTTTGCTTAGTGCAGTACTTCCTTGAAGTAAGAAGTTAAGAGGAACTTCTGTTGCATTAGCAAGTTTATCATAGGCAGTTGAAATATCACTTAATGATACTGAGAACCCTCCAACATTAGTTGTTCCACCAGATGGAGTGCTATAATCTTTACCACCTGTAAGAGTATAAGAAACATTACCTACTGAATTAAAATATATTCCTTCTGCAAGAATTCCCCATCTACCAGATGATGTGGAAAATGGATTAAATCCACCAGAAGTAATTTTGGAAGAAACTGGAGTAACCCCCCAATAAGAGTCTGTATTATCTCCAATAGATACACCTGAATAAATGTATGCTGAATTTAATGCAAGATAATCTTTATAATAAACTTTTTGTGAAGGTGAAATAAGAGTATCTGATGCTTTGGAAAGATTAATGAATTTTTCTAAAATAGTTTGTGGAGTTCCTGAAATATTTCCAACTTTTTTGCTGTCAACAACTACAACGTGGAATGCATCATTCTCACCACCTCTTTCAGATACATAAGCATTAGTTCTTGGTTTATTGGCAACACTTCTCCAAGAAAGTGTTGTATTATCTCCATTTGCAGTATCTAAAATATTTTGAGAATTGTACCAATCAGAAACTGCAGTTGGTGTTGCAGTTGCAGTAGTTACACCACTTGATGTAACTATGTTTACTGAAGAACCTTGTTTAAATGCATAAGAACTGCCTTCTGTATATTCTTGAATGGTTTCTGTTCCACCAGCAGAAACTACTGAATTAACTTTTACATAAATTGTAGATGCACCAACTCCTGTAATAATTCCTTTAAGGTATCCAGAAGGAGCAGAAGTTGTGCCTACCCCAGCAATTGTTCCTGAAATTAATTGGGTTACTCCATAACCAACTTGAGCACCAGAACCAGTTACATAAGTTCCAAAACTAAGAGTAGTACTGACTAATGTTGCGTTAAGTGAAGCAGTTGATAAATTTACTGTTCCATCTCCAATTGATAATACTGTTGTACCAGCTCCAATAATTCCAATAACTGGATTAATGTAATGACCAACAACAATACTTGATGTTGTAATGCCAGTTAATATTGTTGTAGTGATTCCAATTATAGCTGAGGCAGAAATTGATGAAGCAAATGCTACTGTTGCAGTATTAATTCCTGTAAGGATTTGATCTGCAAAGTTATCAATTACACAAACTTTAACTCCTTCTGCCCAGTATCCTGGATTTTTTGATGCCCAATAATAA